AACTTTAATGATAACTATAAAACTAGAAGAATTAGAGTTACACACGTTGTTTGGAAGACTCTTAAAAAAATTAAATACATTTATAGATTAAATGAAAATGGTACTTTAGAAAAAAGTATTGTTGATGAAACTTATGTATTCAATAAAGCTACAGATATTAAACAAGAAACTATTTGGATACCTGAATATTGGCAAGGATATAAGATTTTTACAAATCCTAAAATATATTTAAAAATTGAACCTATACCTAATCAATATAGAGATATTGACAATCCTTTTCAAATTAGAGGTCCTTACACAGGTACAGTTTATTCTGCAAGAAATTCTGCACCTATATCTATAACAGACTTAGGAAAACCTTGGCAGTTTTTATATAATGTGATTGTGAATCAGATTATAGAAATTATGAAAACTGATATAGGTAATATTTTGCTTGGATTAGAAGAGCAAATTCCTAAGAATCTAACACCTACCCAATGGATGACATATATTAAGAAGTTTAAAGTAGCTCTTATTAGTGCATCTAGAGATGGAGATTTAAGAAGTATGGGAATAGATCCACAATATTGGAAGTCTATTAATTTATCTCATACACAAGACATTGCACAAAAACTTAATCTATTAGATTATATAGAAAGAAAGATGACTCAAGCAATGAGTTATAATCCTAATAGACTAGGTATGCAATCTCCTTATGAGTCTGTATCTAACAACCAACAAAACATTATACAGTCTTCAAATCAGACTGAGAAGTGGTTCTATATGCACAATTATGTGAAAGAAAGAACTATGGAAAACTACATAGAAATATGTAAAGTTATTTACAAAGAAAATCCTTTAAGAGCTTCTTATATATTATCTGATTTAAGTGTAGCTACTCTTAATACAGAAGTTTCAGAGTTTAGTAATTATAATTATAAAGTATATATTACAAACACATTAAAAGATACTCAAGTAATAACAGAGTTAAAATCTCTTATCCAACCTATTATACAAAATAGTGGTGGAGACTTAAGAGTAGTTTCTGAAATCTTAACTTCTGAGAATGCTACAGAGATTAAGAATATCATTAATAGAATACATGAGCAGAAACTAGAGCAAGAGAAACAAATGCAACAGTCTCAACAAGAGCAACAAATGCAAATGCAACAAATGCAAATACAAGCTAGACAACAAGAAATGCAATTCCAAAAACAAATAGCTGATGACAAAAATGCTACTACATTACAAGCTGCAGAAATAAGTACTTCTAGATTTGCTATGATGAATGATGTAAATCAAGATGGAGTACATGATATGATTGAGTTAGAAAAAGCTAAACAAGATAGTGTAATTAACAAAGAGATGCATCAAGCTAAATTACAGCAAATTGAGTTAGAAAATAAAAAATTAGAAAAAGAAATTAAAAAAATATAAAAAAATAAAATCCTTATAAAGTATTGAAAATAAAAGGATTAAAAAATAAATTATTTATTTATTAATAAATAAATTCAAAAATAAAATAATTTTTTTTCAATTTTGCATTACAAAACAATAAAAAATATTACCCACATAAAACAAAAACAATATGGAAAATAACTTAGATTTTGAAATTCTAGAGTTTAATGACAATTTTATTAGTGAAGATACACTAACCCACAAGATTGATACATTAAATGAAATTACAGAAGATGATTCTGATGAAGAAGAAACAGATTTAATTAATTCTAATTTAGTAGATGAAGACAACGTTGATGAACTTGATCTATCAGAAGAAGAAAAAAAATTAATTCTAGATAAAAAAGCAAAGAATACTAAAGAAGAATCAGATGACTCTGAAGATATAGAAGTTGAAGAAGAGTCTGAGGATGATGAAGAAGCAAGTCCTATAAAAGTTTTTGCAACAGAGTTAGCAGAAAAAAATCTTTTAAATTTACCTGAAGGTTGGGACGGAGATGAAGAAGCACTTTTTGAAGCTTATGAAAATACAATAGAAGAAAGAGCTTTACAAGTAGTTAAACAAGCTTATAAAGTAGATGATCCAAAAGTGGATGGCGTTCTTAAATTTTTAAAAAATGGTGGAAACATTGACGAGTATATTGCTACTTATGAGCAAACAAACTGGGTTGATGTAAATATTGAAGATGAAGATAATGCTACAGCATTAGTACAAAATTATCTTATCAATGTAAAAGGTTTAGATGAGGAAGAGTCTGAAGAACTAGTAAATGGTTATAAAGAAAAAGGAAAGTTATTTAACCAAGCTTCTAAAATACAATCAGAATTACAAAGTTTTAGAGAAACTCAACAACAAAAACTCATTGAATCTCAAGAAGAATATATGAAACTTCAAAGAGAACAATATTTTAACACTGTTTCAAAAATTAAAGAAGTAATCCAAAAAGGTAGAAGTAATAATGTAGTTATTGCTAAATCTGAAAAAAGTAATTTTGAAGATTTTATATTTACCCCAATGGATATTAAGAATGAGAAAGGACAAGTGATGGGTACAGCTACAGGGTTTAAAAAAGTATTAAATGAATACCTTAATGATCCTGAAAAAATGGTAGCATTAGCTTACAAACTATATGAAGGATTATCTGATAAGTCAGATAAAATAGAATCAGAAAGTAAAGCTAAAAGTAGATTAGCAGAATCTATTAAAAAAGCTTCTGGTAAAACAAAGCCAGAAAAAATTAAATTAGAGTTTATTAACTAACAATATTCAATAAAAAATAAAATTAAATTAACATGAAATTATCACAAAGTAAATTCGGTATTATAAAAGCTCCCATGCTTACTGGTGACAGAAACTGGGGTATGAACTATACCAACTTGAATAACCTTTACCAATCAGGTTTGATTAAAACTGATACAGAGGCTTTAGGTGGAATGGGTCAGTTAGCTTCTATGAAAACATTGTTTGATGGAACATCTCCATTATTGGAACTTGCACAAGGTGCAGACGTTATTACTGTAGAAGGTAATAAAGTAGAGTGGGAATTTATGGTATCAGGTTACAGACCAGCATTGTTGGTTGAAGACGTTGAACCAGGAAACACTACTAAAGGTATTGCTCAAAGACCTTTCAAAATCAAAATAGATTTGGGTACTTATGTTGAAGGAGATACATTGGTATTTACTGACATCAAAAAATATAACATGCGTGTTATGGCTCCAGGACAAAAAGATGGATCTGCTACAGTTTACACAGTTAAATTGATGACAGATGACCAAACATTGTTTGTACCAACTGACTTGTTTGTTATTGGATCAAGAATTATGAAATTGGCTTCTACTTATTCTGAGGCATCTGTAAAAGGTGGTTCAATGAGTGTTGATTCAATTGGAAAAATTAAATTCCGTTCTGGTCTTTCTAGATTTAGAAAACAATACCAAATGACAGGAGATGCTGCTCAAAGAAAATTGAATGGTAACTTGACTGAGGCAGATTTGTTGATCCTAGCAGGAAGAAAACAAGGTGAGTCTAATGAGGCTTTCCAAAAAAGAATTGTTGCAGCTATGAATACTAAAAACAAAGGTAATATGTATATTACTTCAGTAGCTGAGATTAAATTCAACAAAGAATTCGAAATGGAGAAAGAACTTCACTTGATGTATCAAAGAAGTACTTCTACAGTTGTAGATGAGTCTACAGGATACTATGTAAACCAAGGACCAGGTCTTCAAGAGATCTTGGAAGATGGATACAGAGAATATTACAATAATTTCTCTATTGGTCTAATCAAAGACTTCTTACAAGATATATTCTTTGGAAGAGTAGCTTATGATCAAAGAAATGTTGTAATGTGGACTGGAGAGATAGGATTGAGATTGTTTGATGAGGCTATCAACCAAATAACTCAAGGTTACTTCAAAGATATGAAAGATTATTTCATTAAAGTTGATGGTAATTCTTTAGTACCAGGTGGCCCAACAGGATTGTCTTACACAGAAACTCCTTGGACTCAGTACAAATTCAAATTAGGTGGTTCATTGACAGTTATGCACATGAAAGCTTATGATGACGTAACATTCAACACTATCTTAGATGAGAATGGTTATCCAGCAGAGTCTTCAAGATTTACATTCGTTAACTACGGATTGGGTGATGGTTTTGGTAAAAACATTGCTTACTTGAAATCTTCTAGAGATGTTGCTTATGGTTACACAGGTGGATTGTCTAATCCTTATGGAAACAACCAAGGTTCATTAATGTCTCACGCAGGTGACTTCTGGACTGTACATAGAATGGAATACGCAGGTATCATGGTAAAAGATGTTACAAAATGCGGAGAGTTAATTCCAGCAGTATTAAGAGGAAAATAAAACCTATATAGGCCTTAGGGTATGAGCCACCTAATCATACCCTTTTTTTCTATCATTTGATAGAGGATAGCAGGAGGGAGGTATGGACCTCATTGGAATAAAATTCCAACCAACCAGTTCGAGTCTGAGTCTTAGCTACTATTTTTTAAACACACAAAACAAAAAAATATGTCAGAATCAATTAAACCAAAAAAGGTAAAGATTTACCCAAACATTAGGAAGAACAAACATTGGCAAGTCAATATTGACCCTTCTTACAAATCTATTTCAGAAACTTATGCTTTTTTAGCAAACAGTAATACGATTAGACCTCAATTTGATGAACAAAATTATAGATTTCAATTAGGTCCTGTAGGAAATAGATATTCAGATGCTCAAATTAACGAGTTAGTTAAAAAATTAGCATTTAATGATGATGCAACAGGAGCTAAAATAACTTCTGCTGACCCATCAAATAGAAAAGACGCTTTCTTTAATAACTCTAAGTGTAGAGCAAAGGTAGGAAGAGATATTCAAATATTGGATTTAAATAAACCATTAGATGAATTAGTGTACGCTATAATGACTTCTGACCCAATGACTGTTATTGGAGAAAATGCTTTAAGTAAACATCCAACAGCAGAGTGGATTATTGCAGATGAAGAAGCAGATGCAGTTGTTAGAGAGTCTAAGAGAGAAAGAGTTAGTAAATTACACTCTAGATTTGAATCTCTTACAAAATCTCAAAAGAGAAACATGGCTACGGCTTTGGGTATTAGATTTACAGGTGAAGAGAAAGATGTGATTATTGAAGATATGCTTTATACAAAAATCACAGAGAATACGGCAAAAGAAACGTTAGTAGCAATTCAAGATTTATTCTTAGAATTATCTGACCCTAAAAATAAAGCAAAATTAGAATTGACAGTTACAGTGGAAAGATTATTCCAATATGCAATTTTAAGAAAAGAAAATACAAAAGTATTCTTTAACGGAGAGCAACTTTCTACAGATACAATTAATATTGTAGACTTTTTAGCAAAACCTGAAAACTCTGCATTATATCTTTCTCTAGAAGAAGCTCTAAAAGCTAAAATGAAATAATGTATTCAATAAAAAATGCTCATTATAAATTTAAACAACACGCTAACAAAGTAGACGGATTAAGAAATGCAAATTTCTTGGTTCCTCAAATAGACGAATACATTTATGAGGCATATATTATCTATATTGAAAACGTTTGTACTCAATTAGAATTAAACCAGAAGAGAAGAGATGACATTAGACAATTGGAGGTAAAGAATGCTTTACTTCCTGTTGTCAAAGTCAATGATGATTATTATACAGCGGATTTACCTGCTGACTATTACAGATACTTAGAGAGTTATTCTGCATGTCAAACAGAAAAATGTCCGTCAAAAGAAATAAAAAACTATTTCATCCGCAAAGATGATATTTATATAAATGACCCGATGTTTAGTTCATCGTACACATTTGAAAGAGTCAATTTAGACATGTCTGGTAATAAACTATACATGTATTATGATGGTTTTGATATAACAAATGTTTATTTAACGTATGTAAGAAAACCAAAAAGACCTGCCAACCCTCAAGATTTCGTTGGAGGCACTTATAACCTACCTGATGGGACCCCCGCTGTACAGCAAGATATTGAACTTGACTCAACTTTCCAAGTAAACAAAATAATAGACATTGCAGTTTTAGTTGCAATGAGAGATGTAGGTAACACTATAGACTTTGAATCACAATTAAACAAAATATTAAATATTTCAAAAATATAAATTTTATTAAACTTTAAATAAATAAATTATGTCAACTAGAATTCAAAAACAAATTTTCCTTCCAACAAAAGGAAATGCAGCAATTGTAGCTAACGGAACAGCTTTTTTTGATGCAGCAAACAAATGGTACAATTTGGCACCAGGTCAAATTGGATTTTACAATGCTGAAACTAACCTAGCAGTAAATGCAGCAGGTGTAGCAGCAGCAAAAACAATTTTCGTAGCTATTGGAGTAGGAGCAATTGCAGGTCAAGCAACTAAATCTAAAAGTGTAAGAGTAAGCAACGGAGAATATATTTCTTCTTGTCTTATTGATTATGCTAACGTAGATGCACCTCAAGAAGGTACTTCTAACGAAGCTAGCTTCTATTTTTCTTGTATTGATTGTTCTACAAACTATGCTATTGGAATTCAATTAAGAGACCCTTCTTTGAACTTCTTTATGCCTGAGAACAGATTTCAAGTAGAAACTATTTCAGTTCAATCTGAAACTTGTCCTTCTTGTGATGGTGATTGTAATTATGTTGCAGACCCATTGGCTTTGGAAGCTCAATTTGTAGCAGCAATTGAAGAGAATGAGTTCTTGAAAAAATATGTAGATACAGTAGTAGGAACAGGACCACAAACAGTAAATGGTGTTGCTTACGAAGCTGGTATCACTATCACTTTCAAACCAAACACTCAAGATTGTGGATGTTTCCCTAAAGCAGAAAGCATCATGCAACGTTACACAATTGGTTCAATCCAAACAGTTCTTCAATCAGGATGGGCTCCAAACAGCACAACTGTAACTATTGATATGTCAGGAATGCAAATGCCAAAAGGTATTGGTGCTGACTTGCAGTGGGAAGAGTACATGGAAATGCCAGGTGGAACAGGTTTTGATGGTTTGAACAATGAAGTTGAAACTACAGGAGCTCCTTACTATGCTCAATTGGAAGTTTCAAGAACTAAAAACTTGTTGGTAGAGTGTGAAGAAACATATTGCCAATATTCAGTAGGTCATCATTCTTCTTCTAAAAACGAAGATGCAAATGGTCATAACTGGCAACCAAATTTCATCACTAACATCTTGATTCCTTCAAATGATACTACAACTCAAACAGCTGTAGAAGGTGTATTGAATGCTTTTGTTACAACAGGTCCTTGTGGAAAAGCAATAACTATTGCTTGTTAAAAATAAAATATGTTAATTTAGATTAATATATCTATTGTTTTGTGTGGGTAGGTGGTAAGAGTTTTCTTTTGCCACCTATTTTTTTTTACAAATAAAAATAATAATATTAAAATTATTTTTTAATTTTACAAATAAATATAAAATTACTTACAATAAATACAAAGTACATGAAAAGAATAAATATTATTTCAGAGGCTATTTATAAAGGAAAGCACAAACTTGTGAACCAAGGTGCTTTTGTTAATATGTCCGACTTAATGGGAGATATATTCTCTTGTTTTGGAATCACTTGTTGTGATGGAGCTTTTGCAAGCAAATCAGATTATTTTATTAGAAGAGCTTATTTAATACAAAGTAGAAAAAAACCAGGAGC